CCCCACCTCAGCAGGGCTGCGCTGTGAAGGTACTGCCTCCACCAGGGCAGACGACCAATGACGCACCTCAGGTGTCGCCCGGCCAAGCAGGCCGAGCGCCTGCGAAAGGATGATACATGACAGATTACTCTGCGCTACCCGAAGATTTCGGTTCCGCAGCCGTCCCAGGACCCGGAGGGAGGTTGGGTACAGCAATCTTCGAGATGGTCACCGCTGGTGCTAGCACCGGCAAGGCCATCAGTCTGGCGGCGTTGAGCATCCGAGAGAGCTGCGTCCTTTGGACGCAGCCTCGTCTTCCTGGCATGCTCTACGACGTATCCTGCTGGGGCCTGCGATGCCCCTTGACACTTGAGAAGCCGGCGAACACGCTACCCGTAGGTGTTGTGCCCATGTACCGCAGCGCCGCTCAAGACGCCGACGTCGTCCAGTATCTGACGGATCGAGGCGTCGCTACACTGCAGGGCGCTGATATGATACTGACGCCCGCCATGATGGCGGGTAGCTTGTGCGGCGCAGACAGTGACGAGGTCGCACGCCTGTTCGAGTTCGTGATCATCAATCGGAAAGCGCGAATGCTGGATAACTTCAGCTTGGGCGCCACGATGATGTACCTCGCTCTGTCGCCTGTCGGTATCGCGGGCGGCGCCACCGCGCAGTGCTGTCAAGGTACACAGCAGCCGAACTGCGAGTTCCCCGCAACTTGGGAAGACATCTTCGACCTGTACATGTCATCCGACGCGGGTAACGTGATGAAGCACATCCGCTACCTGGATCCGAACTGCTTCGCGAAGTTCCCAGGCTATCCCGCGGATCATCCGAACGACGACGCCTCGAATATCCGGTGGTTGGCGAACCACACAGGGTCGATCGCCAGCGCAACCGCCTACTACGGCAGTGGTAACAACGGTTACCACGGCATGCTACTACGCGCGTTGAACGAAGCACACGTGAACGGAATCATCTGACAACGAAGGAGCACGACACATGGAACCTGTTTTCCCTAGAGAGCTACCACTCGGCGGTTACATCCTCGCACCTGTGGACGTAGGCGTCATGTTCTCGAACGTGATCATGGCGTACTGCGCAGGTAACCGCCGGGCGGCTTATCGTAGCCGACTCAGCCAGGCCACCAACCAGCTGATGATCGGCAAAGTACTCGGCGAGATTGACGCCTGGGACGTCGCGAAGACGACTCAGACGGATAAAGGTTTCACCGCCGACATGCGCGAGCACATCAAGCGGCTTGAGGACTACCTCAATGACTTCCTGAAATCGTTGCTCACACACGCTGAGCAGGTACCCGATCTCGGAGCTGCCAACCTGCAAACGCTGCGAGCTGACGACAAACGCTGGTCGTCAACGTTCGTCTCCACACCGTCACTCGGGTACCCACGACTTTATCTGGGCTACAAGCCCAACCCAGTGCGGAACATCGCGGACCCACAGAGCAAGACGATCCACACCGTGACTGCCGTGCCGAACCCGTGCAGCCAGTGGTCCCGCGGGATCGCCGAGTGCCTACTCGAGCTCGACCGAGGTCGCTTCACCAGTGAACTGATCCCTGGCATCACGAACGTGGGACACCACACGGGCAAGGATCAGCCATTCGGAGCCTTCCTATCGCTACGCGAGCAGTTGCGCGAGGTACAGCGCATCTACCTCGTGTACGCGATTCAAGGCTGTTTACTCGTACTCCACGCCAACCAGCGGCTGTTGCGCAAGCAGTGGGAACTCAGCTACGCCGTCGACCAACGCGCACGACTGGCTCTGGAGGTGTGGAAGGACGCGTACGACTACCTACTGACGCTACCCCTGCATCCACTGATCGCGTACATCGCTAACGCGCTGAACACCGGTACGATCAAGACGTACCACGGTACCCACGACGTACTCTACCGGTTCGGTGAAGCCGTGACCGCCAACGGCGGGAAAGACGACCTCGGTGAGTTACGGATGCTGGTGCTCAACGACGCGGTGTCCGACATGGCTGAGAAAGGCACCAAGGATATCTGGGGTTGTGGCAAGTCGAGCGCTGACGAACATCCTCTGCGTATCGGCCAGTTCGCACGACAACTGCGCGGCACAGCTGTCATCGTGGACGGGATCAAGACGACGGTCAGCCATCTGCAGTGGCCTACACTGAGCGGTAACATCGGTGAGATGTGGCAGGCTGGAGCCGAGTTCATGATCTGTGACGGACTGGGTTACAGCGGGCCCGCTACGGCTGGTTTGCTCGGTCTACGACCCGTGCTGTCACTGGGCAACGTGAAGTCGATCGGCGTGAGCAGGCGCACCCAGTCAAACTTCAACGTCATAAGCTCGACGCCTGATCCGGGCGACAAGACGGGGAAGAAACTAATCGAATACAGCGCCATGGTGGTCGACGGGTACCAGACACCCACCGCCGAAGGCCAGACGTTCGAGAGACTGTACCTCCCCGCCGGTATGTGGATGGGTGAACCAGACACAACCACGATCCTAGCCCCCACGATCATCGACCCCGTGCTCACACGGTTGCTCGACTTCTTCGAAGCACAGAACCCAGAGTACGTGGAACAGTTCTATGGTGAACCGGACATTGCGAGCACGGACGTGTTCCAGCGGACAGACTGGGACGGCTGGGCAATAGCCACAGACGAAAGTAGCGTCCGGAACGGGCTGAAGGCTGGCTACATCAACCAGGTGGAGGCGGCGAAGACGACCCGATACATCACGCGTGAACGTTTCTACCACAGATTCGTCGTTCGGCGAAGCTGGAACCACCGGCCGGAGATGTACGACGAATTCGGCAAGCTCAAGTTCGTACTTACTCAGGATGGTAACATCCTGTTCAATGAGAAGCTGGACATCAAGGATGGCACGGCCGACCTCGAGGCGATCGTCAACGTGGCACCTACGCAGTCCAACCTGACACACCAACTGCCTGCGAGCGTGGCGGGCGATCAGGTTAAGGTGACGTGAACGATGAGCAAACGGCGGCCGGCATCCCTGTGATGCCCGGCCGCCTGCCGCTCCACGTAGAACGGTTGTATGCGTTTTACAGCTTCGAACCCTTAGACATGCACGGCGCGTACTGCTACGACACAGTCGATGAGTGGCGGCAATTGACGGACCACATCACCGACCGCGCTGAGCCAGCGATCCGCGCTCTGACTGACACGCCACTTTCTCTATTCGAGTGGGACATACTCAGCAAGATGCAAGTATGTTGGCGTGACAAGGGCCTCGGGAGCCTCGCCCAACCCGAAGCGTTACTAGTCAGAGACGAGGATCAGGCTGGCGCGCTACGCCCATACTTGGCCAGACTGGGCGCGGAGTACGCAGCAGCCGTGCAAGACATGGGTTCAAATGAGCTCGAACGCATCTACTGGGACAACTCACGTATTCCGATCAACCGGGGAAAAGGAGCACCCTACTGGTTGCCCGGGACAGACAGAGTCGCCGCCACCGCTTTCGCGCGTCTGGCCGACAGCGCACGGGATTACGAACACCTACAGGAGATAGTCCGAGATGCAGGAGGCGCAGTACTCGGATTCGCGGCGACAGCCTACATGCGGATCCAGGGCTCGAAGAAAACGCACGACGAATACGGCCTCGCTGGTGACGAGCTGCATGTGATCGGGACTCGCCGCGGACCAAAACTACGGAAGATTACCGCCTTGCCTTTCGTGCTGAATTATCTGGCTGCCGGAGTAGGTGCTGTGATGCGAGAACTACTGAAACGCCGAACCGACATGAACACCGGCACCATCCACCCCGCAGCCAAGGCGGTACGTAATTACAAATACACTATCGCTGTGGATCTCGCGAACTACGACGACAGCGTGTCAATCGAAACATTGGATGCGTACCGCGAGTACGTATACAAAGCGGTGCTCGACGCACTCGTGCGTCTTTCCGTCCTGAGCAGCCGCCGCCGCGCCATGCTATTGGACATCGACTTCGCGCTACAGCGCCTACCGCTACTAGCTCCACCCATGCGGACTGGGGAAGCCGCCAGATTGGTGCCAACGCTCGGCGGAATCAAGTCTGGCGAGAGACTCACGTCTCAGAAGGGCACCGACATCAACAGAGAGCGGATCGCGGAGAAGTTGCGGCACCTGGGGATCAAAGCGAAACACTTCAACCAAGGTGATGACACCGTGATCGCGTCAGACGATGCACGACTGCTCAAGTACACGGATGAGCCCACGCGGCTAGGCTTCACCGAAACGAGGTCCGAGGACGTGTCTTTCTTGAAGCGGTTGCCCGATGGGTATGCGTACCTGAGTCGCATGCTGAACGGCACGATCAATCGCGAATCGCGGTTCGAGTCTGACAACATACACTCCTGTGCGAGCGGGATAAAGATACGCGATGGACTACTAGCCGGACACCCGCTCCGGCGCGATTACCTGCGCATCCTGCTGGACGCGCCGGGCAGGGTGAGAGACGCCGCCAGACTCGCGACAACCGCGGACGTCTACGACTTACTACTGGCAGGCGCAGCACGAACGCGGTGGTCAGCTGACAAGCAAGCGGACATGATCAATCTGATGGCGAGCGCTATGGACCGAGGCCTCCTAACGGCCGCACAGAGCGCAGCACTAACGGAGCAGGTCGAAGGGTTAGGCGGACGAGCAATCGTCTCATTGCGTGAAATGGACAAGCTGACGGCCGAGATGCCGTTGGTAACAGCTCGCGACTACATCAGTGATGCGAGCTACACACGAAGGAGGCACACATGATCACTCGCTCTTATCGAAACTCACGGCTGCCGGCGCCAGAGGAGAGGCCCACACCCGTGGTGGAACCGACGGCCACCACACCCGAAGCAGCCGTCCCCGCGGCACCACTCGAAACGGTGCTGAGCCCAGCCGCCATCGCGGCACCACCTTTGAAACCCGCGGTTGAAGACGCAGCCACCATCGGCTCAGTGAGCGCGTGGTCAGCACCGGGTTGGCTCGTCGAGAGCGATGGGAGCAAGGCTTCCATATCATTCAGCGCGAGCAGGCCCAACTCGGCCACGCGAAGACCGACCGGCGCGAGTATCGTACTGACGGGGCCCGGCGGCGAGCGGAGCCTCGTAAGCATCGTGCCGCTAGGCGCACCTGAGGCCACAAACCCCGAAGAGACCACCGCCCCCAGCCCCATCATCGCTGCTGAGGCCGAGGGCGACACTGGAGCCGCAGCGACGAAGGAGGAGACATGAGCTGTGGTTGTAAGACAAGCGCGATCACGAAGAAGGTGTTTGGCCCAGGACAAATGCACCAAAAGGTGGATGCGGCGTTTGAGGCGGTGGCTCAGCTACCGGCTCAGAGCGGTCTGCTCGCCCACATGGCCCTCGAGGACATGTTCGTGCTGCCACACGTCCCGGACTCACTCGCCAAGGCCAGGATCCAACAGGATCACCTTAGGTTCGCGAAGCTGCTGAAGGGTGGGCACGCCATCCCAGTGGCAGACCTACAGCGCCACGAGGCGCTGGAAGCAACGCTGTACAAGTAACCAAGAAAGCGAGACCTCAATGGCAACAGCAATCGGCAACGTCGTAGTCATGCCCACAGGCGGTGTGACGACCCACAACCTACTCGGAGCAGCTCTGGTAGGTACAGTCCAGCAGCTGAAAGGCGCCGGAGCTTTTGACGTCATCCAATGGTCGAACGGCCAGCTGGGCAACGTCGACGACACCCAGATCTCCGAAAGCCAGATCACCGTATCAGGCAGTGCACCAACCGGCTTCGGCGCCGCCGCACCCGCGGGCGTCATCGTGGCGTCAGGTGCACGCGTCGGCGTGGTGGGCGCTGGCGGCATGGGCATCGTCGTCGGCTACTGGGTCGATACGGCTACCGGCTCAACTGACTTCGGCTACCTCGTGTCGTTCCTGTCAGGTACGCCCGGCCTCTGGGCGGCGGAGAAGGCAGCGCTCACGTCGTGGTTGCCCGGAACCACGTGAAGGGAGGCAACAAGATCGGATGGTCTCACCCAAAGGGTGAGACCTTCCGT